ATTCTTGAGCACTTAACCACAACTCTCCGGTTGAACATTTATGTAAATCAGATTTCGTTAATTTTGTATATTTATTTAAGATACCGTCTGTTACTTTGTCCAAATGAATTAAAAATTTAGTTCTGTCTTTAATGAATTGCAAGTAATCCATTTGGCCTTCGCTCAAGGGGTGCTGCATCCAATATGAGTTATAAAATATTTCCCTTCTTTTACCAACAATGCTAATCAATGCGGCCATTGAGCACGCCTGACCATTAATTCGCGTTGTTATTGGTGCCTTGCTTTGTTCTATAGCGTTTATTATTGAAAACCCGCAAGACACATCTCCGCCCGGGCTGTTTATTTCAATTATGATTTCTTTTTTTTGATCTAAAATATTCATCGCCTTTATTTTAGAAACGACCAAATCAGCAGATACATTTTGAATTGTGTCATACAATAAAATATATCTTTCTTTATTGAGTAATCTGAAATAAAATTCTTCTGTATACCTATCCTCTTTTTTAATTACATCTTTTATTTCTTCTTCATCTTCTTTAATTTTTCGATTCATTTTACCTCCAGAGTTGTGTTATTTTAAAATTATTCCAAGTGCTGGTTTAAGTGTTTCTCCAACTTTAGTTATAAACAAGAACAGCACGAGTATGAAGCACATTGTTGCAAATCCCAACATTATTTGAGGAACCGTTTTTTCTGCCGTTTTAATCAAATATTTGTTAACTATTTTTCCAATCCCCCAGCAAAAAAGAAATAGAATTATTAAAAATACAGCTCCGATGATAAAATTTAACATATAGCCTCCGCTATTTAACAACCTTTTTAATAACCAGCAATGAACTTAAACTTACACATCCAGAAATGATAATTAAGTTATTTAATCCAATTATAGGGTATAAAAAAGCTCCAGATGCGGCTCCTGCCGTATTAGCTAAATTATAAACAGACGCCAGCAAAGCAAAGCTGGTTGCCTCCATTCCCCTTACTGTATTTTGGGACATCCAGTCCATCATAGACAACCCAATTATGGTTCCAATAAAAGAAAACAAACAGTCATATATTATTGCTGTGATAGGGGTATAGTATAGGTATGAAAATGTTATTAGAGATCCAATAAAAACAGAAGCATATAGCCACTTACGAATATCTATTTTTTTGCTGATTTTGTAATATAAAAACCCCGCCGATATAGAAAAAAGCGCAGAGATTGCTTGCAGAATACCCAGAAATTGACCTGACCAGCGAAAGTCGTTTGTTTCTTTAAAAAACAAAGGAGTTCCAAAGCCGGGGGAATAAACCCACAAAAATATGAATAAACAAATCCACCCAACTTTGGAATCCTTCAATATGTTTCTAAACTTAGTTATTTCTAAAATAAATGACTTCTTATTGACACTCGGTTCTTTATAATTTAGTGCAAATAAAAACGCCAAAATATAAACCGGAATCAATAAAAGGAATGCAATATTATATTTATAATGAACACTTAGATAACCTCCGATTAAACCAACAAAAATGGCTGTTATTGATGTTATTATTGATTGTGATGCTTGTATCTTGCCCGTAATTTTTTGTTTTTTACCCACTTCGCAACACAATCCGTCTGTTGCGACATCTCTTATGGCAAAGGTAAGTCCAGAAAGTATCATTAATGGTATAAATAAGTACGCATTAAGTCCGTATAAACACCCAATTAAAACAGTTATTATTAAACTAAATAGAATAGATCCAGAAATCCAGGCTTTTTTAGATCCGAACCCATCTACACAAATTCCGTATATGGGTTTTACTATCCACGCAGAAGAAATCAAACACCCAATCCACATTATTTTTTCCGGTGTTAATTTTAACGTATCTTTAAAATAAAAAGACAACCCGAGATTAGTTATTCCTTCAATTGATTGCAAGAAATAAATAAGTCCAGATAATAATATTATTTGCGGTATTTTTTTCATTTTATAATTAAATAAATAATATATCCAACAATTGTTAAAATATTAATATACATTATTATTTTAAAACTAAATTTTGAATTTTTTGCAAAACGTTCAACACCGCGCTTTTGCCCGTATTTTTTTACAAAATGCGGAAAGTAAACAGCATAACCACCATCTATGCAAGTTGCAAACGGAATCAGATTTGTAATTCCAAGTGTTATGTTTAATAATCCAAAGAGCATTAGATTATAATTAAATACTTTTAACGCAATTAAACAACTAATTAATCCCGCTAATAAATTAACCAATATTCCTGCGAGAAGAATAAATATTTTGGAAGAATATTTTAAATTAGAAAATGCGTATTTACTCCGAGAATATTCGGTTTCTTTATAAAGAGAAACGAATCCTCCGAGTAGCCACGGAGTTAATTGGTATTGTGTTTTTCCTATTGTTTTTTTAAACAAAACGGGCTTGCCAAAACCAACGCTATATACTAAAACCGGGCACTTGCATATTTTGGATGCAATTAAATGTCCGGCTTCGTGTATTAAAATAGAAATGATTAAAAATATTATTAAGATTATCATTTTATAGGATATATGACATAGTAGGAGTTAACAAAATTGTTAATGACAATCGTTCGTTTTAGTTGCTCTTTTGTTAAAGATTTTAAAAATTTATTCATAGATTGTTTGGTTTCAAAATATCTTGACCTGCTTAATAATTTGTTCATTATTTTACTCCTGGTAAAATTCTACTTAAAACAGTAATTATTATACAACAGCCCAGTGTAAGCAACCAATTCCACGAACCTGTTTTCCAAAACCGGGGACAACCGAAACATAGATAACAAATTAACCATATTGTGATCATTTATTCTCCTTTAATAAATTAAAAGCCCCAGAAATCGCAAAAAATCCAATATTATGGATTTAATTTTGTTTTCTGGGGAAAATATGTTAAACATTATTTTACTTCTAAACTCTGATTTTCACATTGCTTAGAAGTTCCTATTTAATCGTTAATTTAACTGTTACACCTAAAATATACCATTGACCGGGAGAATATGCACCATTTATTTTTGTTTAGCTTTGTTTTGATGTAGCAGTGCCTGTAAAACGACCCTTATTTTGCCTTTAGAGCCTCATTTAAGGCTATATTACTGTAAAATAGGGTAAATACCCGTTTACGGGCTAAAATGCTTTAAAAGGACTATTTTAATCCACTTACACCGTAATTGCCGAGCGCAGATCCTAATCCTTTATTTTTATGCTCGTTTTATATTTAAAATAAGCATACCAATAATCGCGATTAAAGTTGGTTTTAGCGTGGCATCTTTGGCAAAGCGTAATCAAATTATCTTTGCGACAGTTGTTTTTATCATAATCAATGTGGTGAACGTGTAATTGATGATTAAAATTTTTTAAATGTTTATAGTTGGATGTATTGCATAAAACACAAGTATTTTTGTCTCTGTTACGTATTTTTTCTTTTAAAGTTGCTCGCCATTGTATATTATATGGATAAAACGAAGAGCCACCGTTCCACGAAGGTGCTTTTTTACCTCGCTTTCCATACATTCCATTGTTTTTACCTTTAAAAATTCCGTTCAGTTTTATATATATTATAGAGCAAGGTTTGCATCGAGTCGCGGCGCATGATATTCTCTTGCCGCAATCAACGCAAAAAACCCGCTCTGATGTTCTTCCGTCAATATATCTCGAATTGTTCTTCCCGATAGATGCACATTTTATGCAGTGTTTTTTACCTCGCAGTGCCGTTATAACACTAATTTTATTCCCGCAAGAACAATAATATTGTTTTATCCAATCTCCTGTTTTGAATAAATGAGACCGATTTCCTGACAGTTTTTCTCTTGTTTTAGCCTTCGTTTCTTCTGATATATGCTTGCCAAACATAGAATTTTTAATGCCTAATTTATTGCAATGATTACAAATTTTATATTTTCTATCACTTAATTTTTTTCCGCAAACTTCGCAGTTTGGAATTCCGCCTTTCCATGATGGGTTATTTGGCCCCTTATGATTTTTCATTAGAAAATCCGCGCGCAAAGTAGTAAGGAATATGCAGTTCGCTCAATTCTGGTTGACTATTGGATTTCTTATTTTTATCTATTCTTAACACGCAATCAAAGCCAACTCTTTTGTCTTTTTTTAATGGTTTGCCATTTTTATCAACTTCATCAGACAAAATTCTTTCAACTGGAGCATCTGCACCTTGACCTTTACGCATATATATAGTCTGCATTGACCAAAACTTAACCGCTCTACCGCCGGTTAAGTCGTCTTTTGTAATAAAAGTTCCAATTCCGCCGGTTCTGGCTTGTCCTATTAAAATAACCGAACATTTTCCTTTGTATATTGAACCAGCCGTTCTTCTTAAAAATTTCCCCATTTTTTTAGCTAAAGCTGCAATTTCAGCATCTTCCATTGGTCTGTCTTGTTCTGATTTTCCAGAAATATTTTCTTCTTTTGGGGAAAGCGCCTGAATGGAATCTACTATGATTAAATCAACGCACTTTGTCTTGGCTAATTTAATAACAATATCCATTGCCTGTTCTGCGTTTTCGGCATTTTCGTTTAACAATAATTCTTCTGGTTTTACTCCAAACATTTTAGCGCGTTCCATATCTATCGTATGTTCTAAGTCAATATATGCCGCAATACCACCCATCGCTTGAACCGAAGCTACCTGAATAAGCGCTAACGTGGTTTTCCCAACTCCCTCAGAACCCCAATAAACAACAAAATTTCCTTTAACTCCACCACCGGCCATAAACGAGTCTAAATATTTATTATTAAACGGAATAGATTCTTTTGGTGGCTCGGCATCGGCAAATTTTAGCATGTCTGGATCGTCAAATTTTTTATTAACTTCTTTCATCATTTCTTTAATTTTGTTCATCTTGTCTTTATTAACTAAAGAAATAGTTTCAATATTTACCTCTTTTTTTTCTTCAATAGGTTCGTTTGTCGTTTCAATTTTTAGTTCTTCCTGTTTATTTACTTTCTTCGGTCTGCCTCTTGGCATTTATTGCTCCTTTGATTTAATATTCTTAATGATTTTATTAAATTGTCTTTTAGATTCTACGGTTTCTAAGTTGTCTTTAATTAACATATACGCAGATTGTAACATCTGCTCTGATAATGCAATCTTTTGTTTTATAACAGCATGATTTTTGACTATTTCTTTTAAAGATTTAAAAGCATCGTTAAAAGAAAAATATAAATTATTTAATTTTTGAATTGATTTTATTAGGCTCACGAGACTCCTTTTCAACTGCTTCTGATGATAGAATAGTTTGTTTTAATAATTTATCAGCAATCTTTTTATTTTTTAAATATTTATTTGAATTTATTAGTTTCATAGTTTTTTATCGTCTTTCAAAAATATTCAATTTATTAAATTCCACTATATCCTTTTCACGAACTGCATAACCATTTAAATCAACGAATTGAAAAAACTCCGGTTTTAAACATCCAAGTTCGTATAGCGGTTGTTTGATTAGCATATTGAACATCAATTGCGATTCCATCATAATATCCTTCTTTGAATTTTACAACCTTTCAAAAGTTAAAACAATAACTAAATCATCGTTTTTAATTCCAAATTTTAAAAATATATTGTTTATTTCTTCGGTATCACGAAATCCGGTGTCTATCATTTTTTGGCTATCCGAAATATCGCAAAATCTAATTTTACTTACCGCTAATAAAACAACCTCACCAACAACGATTTCTTTTAATAAACAATTAAATATAGTTCCAATCAAATTACTATAATAATACAATTTTTCTTTGTCATAACGTCTAATGGTTGTAAATATTTTACAATTTAACTTATTATTCCAGTTGTGAATAAATCTTACGTTATGTTTAATTTTATAATCCTATTCGTTATTTAAACTTTCTTTTATTATTTTTAAATCAAACGACACCCAAGATAACATACTTATATATAAATATTTCCAATCAGATATATCAGCGTCTTCACCAATGGTATAACTAACTTGCGTTTTATCTGATTCTCGCATAACTGTTATTTTAAATCTATTATTACCGATTTTATCACCCATTACAATCTCCTGCGTTTACAATTTGGTGTTAAAGCATTTATAATATATATTATAATACATGGTTTTTTAAAATTCAAAAGATTGCGATACTTATAGGGATAAAAAAGATATACTATATAAAAATTATAACACATCGTAAACAAAGCAAATAAAGATGATAATATTATAAAATAATCTATTATTACACAACCATATATGAGTTTAATAATATCGTTAAATATGGCGGCACAAAGAAATTTGCGGGAGTTGCCTTTAGCGGTTCCCGCTTTCTTAACAGCATTTGCAGCCCAAACGTATTTTAAACCGTCTAATATGGATGTTAATATAAATATATATCCTATTATTTGTTTAATCATTTTTAAAAATATTTGTTAATATATGTTTGATTACATCAACAGTAAATCCATTTCCTAACATTTTATATCTTTGAGAATCCGATACTTGTTTTACAACACCATTAAAATTTCCAAATTTTGTATAATTATCGTTTACGGTCTGGAGGCGTTCACATTCTAATGGTGTAAGTTTTCTCCAATGAGCATCATCATTACAAATGCCTACTCCTCTGGTTCTACCACCAGCCGATGTTCTGAGTGTCCGAAATTTACTCTCTTTGATGTTTACAGGAATACAAGATTTATACTTTTCACCGTATGGTGCATTACTAAAGCATAAATTATCTTTAATAAAAACCAATTGTCTTCTTGAATGATTAAAATATTGCTCTAAATTACCACCTTTATAATAATTAGCATCAATAGTATAACTTTTATCTCTATTAACAACATTAGTAATAACTAAGTTATCTTTTTCTACTGTTGTTAACGTTCCTGATTTATTATCAAATCTAAGTTCAATCTGTTGTTCGGGTTTAATTGTGTAATCATAATCTGCGCGTTTTCCATCTTTTAATCTTCTTCCGACCATTCTACCTACAACACTGGGTGCTTCTAAAATGTCTTTAAGATAGATATATTTATCTTCAGGTTGTGTTATATTTAATATATTTGTCCAGTATAATCTTTCCCGATTCTGAGCAGAAACTAAAGCTGAATTTATTTGAATTGGTTGAACGCCCATTAACTCACTGATTCGGTCTTTATATTCTTTTTTCATTCTAACGTTTTCTAAAATAAAATATTTAGGATTTATTTCTTTTACCAACCTTATATATTCAAAAAATAATTTGCTTCTTATGTCTTCAAAGTTTAATTGCTTACCGGCAAATGAGAAGCCCTGACAAGGCGAGCCCCCGATTAATAAATCAATATCTTTATAATCGGTTCCATTTATTTTGGTTATATCTCCAAGTTGAATTGTGTTTGGATAATTGTATTGTGTAACCGCAATAGAATATTTATCAATTTCAGAAGCATAATAAATATACTCTTTTACACCCAAACGATTAATTGCTTGTTGAGCGCAACTCATGCCATCAAATAAACTCATTATTTTAATCATTCTATTGTCCCAATCGCAGTCATCATTTTACAAAACGCTCTCAAACTCTCATATAAAGAATATCTATATATTTTATTTTTCAACGCATTTCTGTATTTATCGTCAACTTGAATTAACGTTTTTAAAATTAACAGAGATTCTCTCCACGCTTTAAATTCAATATCAATGCAGGTAATTACATTGTAATTGTTTCCTTCATAAAAAAATTTAAATCCCCCGTTGTATACGGAATAATCAACTTCAATTTTTTGTTCATTTAAATATTCCAACAGTATCTGACGTTTAAAAATTGATAATACATAATCATAATCAGAAACATCTGAACTATATGTAATTAAATCACAATCTAATGCCCGCGAACCAGTAAGAAAGAAATCTTCTTTTTTAACCTCTAAGATTTCAAATATTTTCATCGTTATTCTCCTCGGTGAATATATCTTTTAAAAAATCTGGAATATCATTTTCAATCTTATTTATCTTTAAATTACAAGCATTACATCTTTGATTTAATAACGCGGTGTGTTTTTTACAATCAATACACTCGCCTAAGGTATACTTATTCATTTTCTTTTAACCTTTTATATTCAACATACAGTTTAAAAAAATCTTCTGCATCCATTGTAACAAATCGTTTTCTTTCTGAATTTTGGTTAACAAAAATATGGTCTTTAATGCTATTAATCGGGGTTTCTTCTAAAAGCTTTTTCCAATCTTTGATTTTAATATTTATGTTTTCACTTGTGTTTGAAACCTTGCATTGAACATAACAATATTTGTTTAAAACATCGCTGAGTTCGTTTGAGGCCCCGCTATTTTTGCTCGGACGTGCGTATTTATCAACTTCTTGTAGCTTTTCAGCTACATAATATTCAAGTTCTTTTCCTATATCGCGAGTTGATTTTTCAAACATTTTGTTCCCTCAAGTTTCTATTTTGTAGAGCCAATGCGGCGTTATGTTCTTTTAAAGTCCAAATTCTCATATTTGATAATCGTAAAAGTTTTATCAAATCGTGATCTTCTATTTTTTTAGCTAATTTATTTAATTTTGCAGCCCTTTCTGTTATACAGTATTTCCTGCTATTAATGCTTAAAATTCCAGCTCTTTCTGGTATATATTGAACAGCTTTATCTAATATATAAAGTGGAATTGCGAAATATAAACGTCTAAATTTATTACTATCATGCTGGTGTTGTTTTTTTAAATCTGCTTTTATATCAGCAACGCTTGTTTTTATTTCCACTTCATATACAACGTTGTTTTGTGTTAAAACCACTAAGTCGGCTTCATACTTTAAATTCCACCCCCATGACACGTTCGGTACTATTATATGGCTTTGGATACCAAAATAATGAGCAACCGAAATCTCAATATCGGAAGCATTTAATTCTTTATGTTCAAAGCCATTTCTTATTATTGCCATTTATTCCTGATTTGGATTTCTGTTAATAAAAGAAAACATAATTTCAAAATTAAACAATATGATTTCAACATCAGTTGAATACCAAGCTCCGGGTTCTCTGTCATCTGTTGCTCTAACTACAAACATCTCGTAAACACCAGGAACAAACCATAAATTATAAACATTTACTTTAATATTCACCCGCTCTCCTTTTTTGTATTTAAAAAATATTTCCCCCATGGTACATATGTTCCATTTTTTTTAGCTTGTTTAATATACTCAATATGATGTAATAATTCTTCTTTTGTATAATTTTTTAAATTTATTACCAAATCTGCTCCAGCTTCTAATTTTAGAATTTCATCAATCAATGGCTGTAATTTGTTGGATTCTAATTCAAACTCCGATATTTGTTTTTTAATCTCTCTAATTTCTTTTAAAATTTGCGAACGCTCATCAGAACCTTTGCGTAAGTTGCGTTTGATTTTGTTTAATTTAAATAATCGTTGTTTTAAAAGTTTAATATTCATTATATTATTTTTGTTTTCTTTTCCAAAATCTTTGTTTCTGGATTATACGAAGTTTCTAAAGTAACTTTTTGTTTTCCCAGTTTTGAATCTCTTATTTTTGTTGTTTCAAATCTGCTCGTTCGCCCATCTTCGTCATCCCAAATAAACTTGACGGCCAAAGAGGGGAATTGTTCTACCAAGTCGGGGGCGAACCAATCATTATCGCCTCTAATTTGCATCATAATAATTAATATGCCCGATTTTCTTTCCAACTCATCGCTTAATGCTTGAAAAACATTTGCGGTTTGCGTAAAATCCTTTATCTGCAACCAGTCTATTAATGTAACCGCATTTTGCGGAAGTTCAATCGCCATCGGATCAACAAATTTATGGAATTTAAATTTAAATGTTCGTTCTTGTTTTTCTAAGTCCTCTTCGACGATTCCAAGGTGTTTGCCGGTTTTTTTAAATCGGGAATTTGCTTCCGTGGAAATATAATATGGTGTAAGTCCTTGTGCTATAAGTTGTTGTAACATATTTACAGCCAGTGTGCTTTTCCCCGTGCCCCGTTTAGCGCCAACTAAAAGTATGTCGCCCCACTCAAAATCCATAATTTCATCGAAATATGGAATTTTGAAATTTATTCCTTCTTCTCGAAGAGGTTCTTTACTAATCCACTCCATCACACTTCTTGTTTTATATCTTCCTCTTGATAATTTTATTACTTTTCCTTCCTTAAATAGTTCTGATAAACATTTATTTACAATTGATCTTGGATAGCCTAAATGTTCCATTATGTCTTTTGCTGTAACATCGTTGTCAATTAATTTTAGAGTTTCATAAACGGATTCTTTTTGCGATGCGCTGTCTGATTTTTTGTAGTTTTGTAAACTACCAACAAGGGCATTTACTGTTTTTGTTTCCATCGGATGTTCGAGTAAATTATTATTGAGCAAATGTAAAACAAATCCTGCGTCATTTGGATTGAGCCGTTTAATTAATGCTCCGCCCAATTTAGTAAACGTATCGTTACAACACCCGTCTAAATTGTTGTTTTTTAGTTTCAATGTTTTACTAAAATCGTCATTTATAATTTCTTTTGTTTCTTCAAGATTAATTTTTGGTTTGTTTTTTTCTTCATCTTCTTTTTTTATTAAATCTAATATAAATTCCTTTAGTTCTTTTGGTATTTCTTTTACTCGGTCTTGAATGTTTGCAAATATGTATTGTTTATTTTCTATTTTACTGGGTTCAATACATATATATCCGTTGGTTCTTGAATCAATTTTAGTGCCGTATAAATTCACAAACTGTTTATTTAAATCACTGTCGGTTTTATAAAGAAAATGTTGACCGCCGTTGACGGTATTGGCAACAACCGTGTTTGAATTTTTTAATAATTCAATTAGTTTATTCCGGATTTCTTTTTTATCTTCGGGAATATCCTTTTTATAATCAACGTCTAAAACTAATAATTCGGATTTTTTACAATTTAAACCTATGTTTAAACCTTGATTTATCCATCGAATCCAGACCGATTTGTCTTTGTTTTCGTTGTCTATCCAATCTTTATGAAACGCTTCTTTTGAATTTGATTTTATTGCAACTAAATCCCAACTCTTTTTAACATACTCATCTAATATTGGATATGGATTTGTTTTAAAAACATCCATTAAATATTCGTTGATTTTATTATCATCATATTCTTTTTTATCCGGTTCCAACAACCTTACACAATCTTCAAAAGAACCTTTCCACCCGCATAGTAAGCACTGATACTTTTTTGTGCCATTTATAGGCGTAACAGTTGGTTCTTCACTTTGAATACAATGTGAATGTTTTTGTGGGCAGGTAAAAAGAAACTGCCCCTTTTTTGTTACAACCTTAAATCCATCTATTTTTTTAGATAAATAATCTAAAATATTATCAGAAGTTGCCATAATTCTCCCAGAAGTTAAACCGTTTATTTAAATATGGAGTCGGGTATGGATTTTCACCAATTTAATATCCAATCACGCCTTTTACGCTCCGACAAAATAAAATTATATTATCTCCGAAAGTATGTTTAATATTTTTTCATTGGTTGTTGTTTTTTGATATAATCTCTGTTCTTCTTCGTTCCTAAACTGCTCTAAATCATCTTTAATTTGATGCTCTAACCATGCTAAATTCCCCACAAAAAACAAATGTTGGTGCAAGGGCGGCTCGGTATCATCTAAATTAAAATTAAGCGCATTTTTATATTTATTCAATATTCTTTTGTTTACATTTTTAGTTATTTTGGTAGCCATCATACTATCCAATATATCTGATATTCTCATGCTTGCATCCAGTCAATAAACTTCTGCGCTATGTATAATGTTACTTGCGCTGCATTTTCTGGAGTTAATGTTTTATCTCCCAAATCTAAATTGGGATTCGATACAATGCTTGCGGCTGCCCCAAGAGCACATCCTCTTTGTTTGCCCTTTACGTCTTCTTCGGAACCATAATAAGTTCTTGTTTTTTCTTCTTTGGGTTTATCTCCGGGAGTCCATTCTTTATCTTTAGTTTCTCCTTTTTGTTTTTCTTCTGTTTTTGCTTCCGATTTGTTTATCGCATTTCCAACAACGGATATTTTTGTTACATACCGGGCAGTTCCGCTTTTATTGTATTCTATTGTTACTTCCGCTCCTTTTTCTATTTTTGACAAAACTTCTGTTGCTTCTGGAGATTTTTTGTCTACATTATACCAATCTCCTTTACCCAAAGCAAATGCGGTGTTGTCTCCTTTTTTTGCATATATTATTCCTTTAGCGGTTTCTTTTACAATATCGCCCATCTTTTCTCCTTTTTTTAATATTTATTAAATAATCTTTTCCACCAATTTGATCTTTTTATTTGTTCCTCTCTTTTTCTAACCGCTATTCGTATTTGATAATCAACGTCTTCTTTTTCCGCTCTTATTAACTCCCTGATATATTGCTCATCTTCTGCTTTTAACAAAATTACTTCTTCCCCATTCAAGGTTCTTATGTATATTTTTTTATAAGGAACTGTTGCTATTTCGATGATATTGCCTAAATCTATTCCATCATTTTTGGCATATGTTCGAGACAGGTCAGTTTTATCATAAAAATACACAACACCTGGCCCGCGCGAGTCAACGTCAAGTTTTTCTTTAATAATATCTATTTTGGTTGCTTTCATTTTTATATTGTGTTATATATTAAAATCTTTTTATGTTTTGGATTATTTCCCGTCAATAACGTTTTTCCTACTAAAAATTCTTTTTCTGAAATTACATTATTTTTATAATCTATTTCTAAGCGTTTTAATTGCTGCTTAGCAACACATTTTAAACAAACATAACCAACAGGAACGTCTTTAATACCTAAAGAACCCCTTTTTTTACCAGAACCGGAAAATATTTCGACTTTGTTTTTTAACACAATTGGCATTTTATCCGAACGAGATTTATGATAACCACCGCAAACAGAACATTTTAGTAGCATTTGACCTCCTTTATGATATTTTAACTTCAAAATCAGAGTTAAGCATTTCGTCTACAGTAAAATGCACAGACCCGACAAGTTCTGTCCAGGATTCGAGTTTTGGAAAATGATTTTCTTTGGGTATTCTCCGAACCTGTATTGTTGGAAAATCTCCCTCATCGGCAAGTTGTCTTGTAAATATTTCGTGTAATTTAAGAACCTTAATAAACTTCATTTAATCCTCCTCGGTTTCTAATTTTTTATAAACACCAGCCGCGGCTTGCGCCCCACAATGAACCGCATCTTCTATTACTGATTGTATTTCATAATAATATCCAGTGTTCTTTTCAACAAATCCAGTAACATCATTCCAAGTGTCGAATATATTCAATGCTCTTCTGATTGCGTTATCTAATTCTCCTTTTTTCATTAAATCTCCAAGTGTTGTATTATTTCTTTTGGTAAATATTTAAAATATTTATTTTTATCCATATTATAAATTATATAATTTCTCACATTGTTCTCTAACAGCTTTAAAACGTATTTTTTCTAAATAAATATTTTTTGGCTGTATTTTTTTCAATTCTTCAATAATGGGTTCTGAAATTTCAAACGGCAAGTTTATTAAATCTACAATTCGTTTTCTTTGTTGGAAATCAGCTTCTGAACTGGGTTTTGCTAATAAATTATCACTATTATGAACTAATACGTCTTTAGCAAAAAAATTACGATTCTTTGTTTTTATATTATAGTTGACAAATTTATTCCCATATCTTGGCTTCGCCGTTTTTATATTTCTAACAGTTTTTCCATTGCTTAATATTTTTAAATCTGGATATTTTCTATCAATTGCTGGTCTAAATAACAAAAAGAAATTTATATTTTTAGTTGTGTTTGTTAGTTCTATTTTATATATAATCTTTTTGCTTTTTATTATTCTTGAATAAATTTTAAAATGAACATTAAACAATTTTAAGCAATTGCAAACATATTTTATATAATTTATGTTGGTATTAGACATATTTACATCCCAAACAATTCGCTGATTTCCATTTTTTAAGTTCAATATTTTTGGATAGCAACTTCCTTCAGCATCAAAAAACCCAGCGACAAATCCTCGATAATATTGTTTTCTTGTTGTTTTATTGCGGTTACAAAAATTTAACATAAAATATTTAAAAAAATTATCTTTTAAATTATTTTTAATATTAATCTCATACACTCGTTTGCGATTTGGTTTCCAGTTTTCTTTTTTAGCAATATTTATTGATACTGGATAATTAAATAAATCAATTAAATATTTTTTAATCCTTTCCAAACCAGCAACATCGACCGATGTATACGTTATTTCTTTGTATTTAGTAATAGACCCATCGCCAATCAAATACCCGTGCAAATAACCAAGTTTATAAAAATTATGTGAAATATTTGTTTTAATCATATATTTTAATTCATTGTATTTATAAATAACATCAGAGCATCTGATTTTTTTGGCTTCGACATATCCTCTTTTTGTATATAATTTATGTTCTGGAGTAACTTTCAATGGAACTTTTTCCTTGTCTAAGTAAATTAATATTCTTTTATAAGACAAGGATTTGTTAATAGCTATAATTGGTTGATTTTCTATCTGCCGTTTCTTAAAATTATATGTGGCTACCAATTCGTTTTTTTTCAAATCTTTTATCATTTTTCTTGTGTCATTTGCCATTACTATTGGAGTACGTCCCTCCAAACATTTATCGCCTTTCAATTTTTCTTGCAAAATAGCATAAGGATTTGGAACATCAATAAACTTTTTGGCTCTTAAACTAAAAATCCTGGTGTTTGGATACGCACACAACATCTTCCAATCGCCATCACTCGAAATTAAAATCTTCTCATCATCTTTATAATATTTACAAATACACGAAGCAACATCGTCCGATTCTCTCCACTGTTTTTTTATGTGATGAAATGGCAAACTAATTTCCATTTCAGAATAAAAATCATTGAAATTATTATATTGTTTTGTCCACCACTCTGGGGATTTCTTTTGCTCTCTTAATTGCTGCCTGTTTCGTTTATAATTTTGATCTTCTTTTTTTCTCCAGCTACCCCAGTCGTGCGCTATTATGACAACATCATTTAACGTGGCATTTAATAGTTTTAATCTACCAAAAATCATTCGCAAATAAGTAAATACCGCCGACATTTTCTCATTGTTCATATGAGCAAATATCGCAGAATGTTTAAACCCACCTTCATCTAAAACAATTATACGAGACATTTATTCTGTTTTTCCTCTTTGATATTCATTTCTGTTTTGTTCAATACCATCCTTAAAATCATAAATTAAGGCTTCCGCCGACTTTAAGTATCCAAAAATCAAATCGCGACAATTTCGGTATGCTCTAACGTAATCTTTTGCAATAACAACTTCGGTAGCCGCCGAAAATTTCTCTTGTGTTGTTTTTGCTCTCGAAAAATATCTGTATTCTTCTTGTTTTTTTAAAGACATTGCTTTTGAATATATTGGTTGTAAAAAAGCATATATACCCACCAATTGTTGTTTTGCTTTTCTCATTTCGTCTGAAGTTGTAATTGTTCCTGCAACAATTTGCGAAGCATAATCGTCAATAATATCAAAACATTCTTCTTTTAATCGAGACAATAATTTTATAATATTTTCTTCAGATGTAAAATAATTTATAATTTCATCATATTGCATTATTCAATCCTTTCATTGTAATTTTAATTCAGTCTCCAATAATAAATATTTGGTTATTGGAATTTCAAAATGATGCTTTTTGAATTTTATCAATGGGTTTCTCGTTTTGTTCGTCTTTTAACAATTTATCGGCATACGCCATTGTATTAAATAAAATGGCCATTAACGCTTCTTTTTTTGTAACTTTTAAACCGGTTTGCTTATCTATCCTTGTATATCCTCGATGTAAAAACCACAGATCCAAAAAATGCCGCCACAATGATTTTATACAAACCGAAAAATGGTTTTCTCCAAAATGTTTCTGCCAATTGTCTGAATCTCGTAATTTACCATCGGCTTGCAACCGATGTTTATTCATATATTCCCCATATGCCTCAATTACTATTGGACTCAAAAATCCTTCAAAGTCAAATTTACCTTCTTCGCTATTACGAGTGGCTCCTGTTGAAAAATTACGCATTTCTCCCATTTATATTCCTCCAATATTTTAAATATTTTTTCTTTTTCCCAAATCCACTAAATAAATAAACGTAACCGGCCGATTTTTGGAGCATCCCCAAATCACTTGTATCGGGTCTGCTTCTTCTGCTAATTGCTCGGAATATTCATCGGCGCCTGTCATTGAACCGCCTCTAATTACGGTTATACCAGAACGATCAGAAATTGCCGCGTGGTGGTAATGTCCGTACACAATAACTTCACATCTGTGTTGTTTTGCCCATCCCAAAAATTTTGCTTTTCCACTCGGAGTATCCGTTTGCTGGGGAGCAATATGTCTGATGTGATATTTCCATCCTCGAATTGCAAAGTTTAGATAATCGAGTTCAGAATAATATATTTCGACTTTATTTGACTTTATTGTTTTTGCCCAAAAATCAAGAATTAAATATAGTTGAGTGTCCCAGTTGGCTTCTGGGTCTTTTGCTTTTCCTTTTTCTCCGCGTATTTCTCCGTGATTTCCACGAACACCATAGAATTTTACCGTCAATCCTTTACCCACTAATGTTGTTATAAAATTGACTAATATACTTACTGCTAACATAACCTGTCTTGGTGGAGACAATTCTGATTGTGTTTCTTGACTGGCAAATATACCAGCTCCATCTAAAATATCTCCAGTAGATAAAATAACAACATCTGTTACTGGTGTTCCTTTTTTAATATACAACTCCAGCAAAACCAAAATTTCTTGCAATAATTTATTTACTCTTTCTTTAAAAATATCAGTGTTGTATATTTCTACTCCGTCTTCATTTTTTACCAATCTTCCAACGTGCCAATCGGTAAAATGCACAACTAACGTATCGCCTGATTTGTTTAATTTATTATTAGTTTTTATACTACTTCCGGAAATAGACCTTAGTTGCTCTTTTAAACCAGAAATCAAATTTATGTTATTCATATTAAACTTATTTTTTGGATTTTCCTGTTTAGGAGCCGCTTTTGGATATATGTAATCCAAATCTTTTTTTAATCCCATTCCTTTTGCTTTTCCGTGTATTGACTCGTAACTTCTATTTAATTCTTTTTCTAAATCGGTATTAAGTTTCCGAGAAAAATTTAATTTTAAATATTCAATTTCTTCTTTTGTCCAAATTTTTTGCTGTCTCATAATTCTCCTATTTTATATGATATTTTTCTTTGATAAAATCGGAACATTCTTTTAAAGTATAAAACACTTCACCTCCAGATTCTAAAACCCAATGGAGAAGCGTAGAATTGCATTGTGTTTTTGGAACGTCTATAATTAAATAAATCGGTATTTTAAATAAATATGAAACAAATATTTCTCCGATGGTTCCGATGGTCTGAACATCTTTTTTTATATTTGCAACAACAAAATCACTTCTTAATACAGCTTCCCAATCGGCAAAATAATTTAAATCCCGGTTTTCATTACCATCTACCATTTTACGGGTTCTTAAAAACGTGAAAATATCTGGAATATGCCCAGAATCGGGTTTAATATTCCCAAACCAAATCAAATTCATCTCTTTTTTAAACTGATACCATGCGCCACCTTGTTTTAAGTTTTGTATTAATTTGACTTGTTCTCCCGAAGGTCTTCCCGTTTTTTGTTGCTCTCTTTCTACAGGATCATAAAATACCAAATCTGGAGAATTTAATTTAGCTTTTAATTCATTTCTCCACGAAGTCATTTCAGTATTATTTGCAGCTTCGATAGCACCAGCTAAATAACTTGTTAAGTTTATTTTTTCCATATTATTTACTCTTTATTTTTAAAACCGTTGCTAAATTTATTATTTCGTGGTCTGTTTGTTCCATTTCTTTTATTATTTTATCTATCTTATTATGAAATCTTGGAAAATTGTGCCGTTCTTCAATTTCAACTAACTCTCCAACAATTTCTTTTAGCTGTAAATATATATCGCTTAATTTTTTCGAATCTTCTTTTATGGTTAATACTTCTTTATTTATATCAGAGCAATAGTTAATACCATGTTTTTGGCAAAGTTTGTTTATATTTTCTTTAATTCTTATTATGCCATTCATTTTATGCAAAAAATATAATTAATAATATTGTTAAAAAAGGGTGCAATCCGCACCAATTCCATATATTTATTGCAGGTTGCCATTGACCTATAGTGGCTAAAACACCAGTAAATATCCAAATAAAAAACATATTCATCCTTTCGTTAGTAAAATGCTTTCAATTTAAGTATATCATTATAAAACATTAAATGTGCCAAAATATATTAGACTTCTGTCGGAAGCACCCGCAAAACTACCCTATTTTAGCCTTTAGAGGCTCATTTAAGGCTATATTACCATAAATTAGGGTAAATACCTGTTTAAGTGCTAAAATGCCTTAAAAAGACTATTTAACAACAATATCCAATTCAAAACCCAAAACTTGGATAATATAATGTCTCACTCCCGTTTTACCCCCCAGTATAAACGGATTGTTAAAATACATGAAGTTTAGTACTCGGATTTGAAATTCATCTTGAAAACCATCAATATTATTATATTTCCACAAACTTTGTAGTTTAAACTGTATATTTGACATTAATCCTCCTTTTAGTCTATCCAGCAATATTCTTTTGTAAATCCAATAAATAAATTGCATAAAACAATCCCATATTCGTATTTCCCAATTGCCAGTCCAACTCCTAAAAATAAATTAGTGTATGTATCTGGCGGATTCCAACTGAATTTAAATCTCCACATTTTAAAAATCCTCCGATTTTAATATTTTATTAAGATCTTTCCTTGTTAACTTTAAATTTTTATTGGATGTTTTTATTGAAAATAAATTACACGGCTTGTGGCACTTGGAACACTCCATCCACATTGTAACCGCACATTTATCGAATGGAAAATCGGGTTCGCCCCCTCGTGTTAATATCTGAGCTTTACAGCAATCGCTTAAATATTTCCGTTTTGTATTTTTCATTAAAAACCTCGGTTCCGCCTCTTTGGTTGCTTCTGATACCAATTAAAACTTTCAATACTATTTTCAAAGCTTTGAATATTTTTTGAGTATCAGATATTGTTTCTGATGCTATTTTATCAAAATCTTTTTCAGCATCTTTAGATGAAATCATTTAACAATCCTCCGAAGATATTATAGTTTATTATTTCCTGTTACATATTCTACGTTATTCGATTTACCCACATCTTTTGGTGTTGTCATGTTACACTTTTGTTTTGTCTTACCTTGAAACAAAAAATCGTTTTTAGAACTTATTTTATAACATACCTGGCAGACCAACTCCGAGCAAAAAAACTTTGACCTCATATCAAACCTATTTGTTTTTCCGCTTAATAGCTTACCAACTGGATTCCATAATATATTTAATGTATAATACAAACCTAAATATACTATTGACCAAACATCATACGATTTACCAACGGCTTCATTGGCTCGCTCAAGGGCGGTTTTTATTCCAAACCAATATTCTTCTTCGTTTTCAAAAGCGTCTTTTTTTAGTCGCTTAACGCATAGGTCATACTTTTTATTTTCTAAATATTTCTTTATATTATTCTTTTCAACTTTTCCCAGGGCTTCAATAACAAAAAAGTCTTCTCCAACTCTATCAATAATTCCAACATGATTCCAATAGCTCTGCGTTAGAGTTCTTATTCCAAAACTAATGGGTTGAAATCCATTGCCGTGAAATAATATCAAATCACCTGCTTGCAATAAATTTTGGTCTACCATTATTACGCCTCCACAACAACTGGATTTGCTTTTGTTCCTTTCTTGTTTTTGCTTCCCTTCGGTCGTCCGCGCCCGCGTTTTGTTTCGGTTACTACCACTTCGGGAACGGTTTCTGACACGTCTGCATTGTTTCCCATTTTATTCTCCTTTGCTTGTTTTATGCTAAAAGACCAGCGAGTGCCAATCCAAATGCGTCTGCTTCATCCGAGTCTTCTATTGACACATTAAACTGGCGTTTTAAATACCCCTTTACTAATGCTTTTAAATCTACTTTTTTTTCTTTGCCTTTATTTTTTCCTTTAGAAAAAACCCCTCTCTTTATTTTCTGAATTTCTTCTTCGTTTTTTTGATTAAACCCAATTCTGGAACGAACCTGCATTGGCATTAAAAAATCTTGATAATCAACGTCTTTTTTAAATATTAAATAAATGGCGGTTGAAAATCTTACCAAACTTTTTAGCGTCATTATATTGTTGCCAAGAAAACTATCCTCGATAATATTAATTCTCCATTCTTTTCTTTCTGGCATACTCTGTTTGTATTTTTCTAATTCCATCACAAAATAATCCAGCCGATGTTTTATATCATCTTTAGGATTTGTGATAATCTTATCTAAGCTCACTATTTCAATATCGGTTTTGTTGGTTTTGAGTAAGCAATTTCCTGTCTGGTGTTCAGCAACATCCCAACCGACCGAAACACAATCTTTTCTGATCTTTTTGTTCAATTTTTTTTCAATTTCTGCAACACTAAGCTTCTGCATTTGGTTCTCCTGTAACTGTTTCTGGGCTTTCTATATTATTTGTTACAACACCTTCGTTGGGATTTTTTAAAAACTTAATTGTTTCTGCTCTGACTTCAATAACTTGATGTTTAATACCTTCTTTTTCATATTCTCTTTGCGATAAAGAACCTTCTACAAAAATTGGAAACCCTTTTGTCAACGTCTTGCAACTTTCAGCAAGTTTGTCCCATGCAACAACTGTTAAATATACGGTTTCTTCTTTAATTTCTCCTAACTTATTTTTAAATTTACGATTAACTGCCATTCTTAGGTTTACATACGCCATTCCTTTGGGTGTATACAAAACTTCTGCTCCGCGCGTTAAGTTACCTGCAATAATTACTTTATTAAATTGCATCTGTTTTCTCCTCTGGCTGTGTATCTTCTTCTGTTTTAGCGTTTTTTATTCTTTCTGAAGCTATTTTTATATATTCTTCGCTTAATTCAATTCCTATAAATTTACGGTTTAATAGTTTTGCCGCAACTCCAGTTGAACCGCTTCCCATAAATGGGTCTAAAACAACCCCGTTCTTCGGAGTAATTAAAGTTATTAAATATTTCATAAGAGCGATAGGTTTAACCGTCGGATGTGAATTTTTTGAAAACGTGTTTTTGTGTTCTCCGGCAAGACCTTGCCGGATTCTTTCTGTATCGTTAAAATTGTTTAACCCAGCATCACGCTCTTTTGAACTTGTTTTGGCGCAATAGAAGAATCGGGCGGCAGAACCAGAATCTCCGAAATGAATACCAGATTTAATATTTGTTACATTCCTCGCTGGATTATCTTGATTGCCTTTTTCAAAATTATATCCGCTGATATGCCCCCTTTTTGTATTCGGAAATAAATCTGTTACTTCATCAGAACCATCGTGGATAAGATTAGCAGGAAATCTACCCAATGGGTTGCTATCTGCCGAAACTTCACAATTTAAACCATTCCATGAAACCGCTCCAGTATTTCCACCTTTACGATTATAATGATACGTGTTTTTGGTTGATATTCTGCATCCATCTATATTTATTCCTCCAACCCCCCATTTAAGACAATTTTCAGCGATGGTTTTTTCCGAGATAGGCTTCCTCGCAAGAACAATCGGTTCGTGTGCTGGTTTTAACGCAGTTCCCCAGCCCTCCCAATCGCCTTTTGTAACTTCAAACTCACCACCAAAAGTGTTATTGTTAACTTGGCTCATATTTAAACTCGCTGTGTGGGTTTCTGGATTTCCCGACTTTCCGATACCAACAACGTCTCTTTCGTTTCCCAGTAATTTATCCACCGCTTTACCAATATTTAAAGACTTAGGAAATCCACTACCATAAACCCACATAATTTGGTCTCTAATTTCAAAACCAGCATCTTCAATCGCACAAACCATTCTATGATATGTTCGACTTCCACTAAACGCCAATAAATGACCGCCTGGTTTTAATACTCGCAACACTTCTTTCCACAAATTAACATCATTGGCAATTCCGGTAGAATCCCATTTTTTGCCCATAAACCCCAATTCATAGGGCGGGTCGCAAGCCACGGAATCCACCGAATTTTCTGCAATATTTTTCAATACATTTCTATTATCGCCTAAAAATAATTGTATATTATTTTCCATTTTTACTCCGAGTAATATGGTTGTGCTTTTTGCAATTCTTCTGTTTTTATTAAACTATCATCTTCGTAAATACTATTATCATTATTTTTTGGACATAAACACGGGTCTTCATTCTTGTTTTTACAGATTTGCTTATCATTTTGTTTACAAACTTCAACTTCGCAGCCGAAGATAGTATCAAATATTTTTTCTTTCTTTTCTTTTTTAACCTTCAGTTGTCCACAAACTGATTTTAATTCATTTAAATCCCAATTCATTGCTTCAAAAATACGTTCGCTTTTGTCATAAATATTTTTTTCAATCATTTTCTTCCAATCTATTGCTTTTATGATTGAAGTATCTGAACCATCAAAGGCTAAAACATTCTTTAAAACCGTTGTTGTTGACGTTTTCTTTTCTTTCTTTCCGGTTTCTTTATTCTTTAACATTCTGGAAGATGTTCGTTGCGATTCTCCAAAAGACTCAACATAGCAGTAATATAAATAATCATGCCATTGATTTTTAAATCCCGGTATTATTTCTTCCGTATAATTAGCCGCCCGAATAAATACGGGTTCGGAACTATAGTCATTGTTATTTAATTGAAAAGGAGCTGATATATCTATTATTGAATTGTTTTTAAAGTTTTCAACTTCGGTTTTTATCCATGATAATATAGATTGTTCGTCTTTTCCTTCTAAAACATAATCAAATAATTTCTCAATAAATTTTTCTTGATACTTTGAAGTATCGCGTCTCACGCGTTCAATACCTTTCTCAGTAATCTTTTCTTCTCCGTTTGCTTTTACAAAGTTTCCTCTATAATGTTTTTTTCCTATAACTAATAAATCTTTGAAATAACCTTCGTATTTAAATTTAAGATTTCCTTCTGATTTTCCAAAGTGTTTTAACCATTTCGGTATTATTTCATTGTTACAAACGTCAACCATTTTTGCGTCTGTTGATTGAAAGAAAATACTATCGGTGTCTGAAACCACGACTGGATAGCCCAATTTTCGTAAATAAAACGCTGAGTATCTAATTAAAAATCTCGCTAAATATGTGATAGTACTCGCAATATCTTTATTAAATATTCTTGAATTGCGAAACAAAAGTATTCCGTAGACCGTATTCGTGAGGGCTTTTGTTGCTTCGTCCTTTTTCTTGATTAATTCATATTCTTCACCGAGTTTTCCTTCTAATTGTTTTTGCAGTTCTTTGCGGGCTTCTATTAGTCGTTTACAAATCGTTGGAACGATTGCCTGATTGTTTTGTTTAATATAGACATTCTTTACTTTAACAACATCAACCCCTGATTTATCCGTTAAATTCTTCGGGTCTAAATTAAATGTTGTAATTAAACTGGGGTAAGTCCCGGATATATCAGCAAGCGTTATTCCTTCATATCTACCTGTTTTAGCGTATACATATCCACCAACAATGTCTTCTTCCGCTCGTTTAATCTTTTCTTCTTCGCTTGGTTTAGACGGCAAAACAACATTCTTTTTTCTTGATTCTTGAAGAATTAAATTATCAATCATTAAAGAATAATAATCTAAATCATCCCAAGTCGTTTTTGTAATTCTACGAAGTTCGTCTACATAAGGAATAAGATTAAGTTTTTTTTCTAACTCTATAATTTTTCTTACGTCAAATACATTTTTTTCTTTAATTATAGGAGCCAAAACATCAAACCTATATTTGGTTGTATCAAGTTCTTTTTTAAACTCAGTTGAATATATAAAATCTAATGTATTTCTCTTATATTTATATATCTTTTTTATTGTGGTATAATAGTCTAATACGCCAACGCCAATGGGATAGCCGGTTTTATAATGCACTTCTCCGATTGGACTAACTATTTTTGCAAAATCTTTGAATCTATTTACTAAATACGGCATATCATAACCATTTATATTGAAACCAATAATAATATCAACTCTTAGGTCTGCTAAATAATGACTAAAAGCATCAAGCATTAAATATTCGGTTTTATAATCTTCGAGCCAGAATGTTTTATATTCCTCGGTGTAATTACAGTAAATCGTTATACAGGTTATGGCATCCGGTGCAATCGCTGGATTCGGAACAACCTTAGATGCGGTCTCTATGTCAATCACAACCCATTTTAAATTTGCTTTTTCAATAGAAACTCTATCTAATAAATATTGCTTACAATAATTTAAATCTGATTCCGCACTACCATACGGAGCGGAACTTTTTATCATATACGGGTCTCTACAAATCGTTTTTGTAAACTTACCACCAAAATATCCGTTTATATTTCCGTTTTTATTATCTGGACGATAATAATATGGTTTGTTAGAATAATCAGCATATATTTTCAATTCCTTATCAGGACGATGAAATATATAAATTTTATTCTTATTATTATAAATATTAGTTAATTTGAATGTTAGCATGATTTATTATTTTTCATTTTTAATCCTTTTGTAAAATGTTTTTAAACCCATTTTCTTTTAAAAACTTTTTAATAGTGGGCAAATCAACAGAAAATCCAAGCGAACTTTCCGCGGCCCAAAAAACCTCTCCGCGGTCTCCATAAACCGGAGTCATTCTAACGCTCTCAGGAACTCCAACTAATTCTCCCGCGACATTAAATAATCCGCCTCCCGAATTTCCAAATGTCAACAACCCGCTTGTAATATAAAAGTTATTTTCTTTATTTGTTAAATGTTGTTGAGCATAGTTTCTAACAACCCCCAGCGGGTTTCCGACAACAATCATTGCATCGCCAATTTGAGGCTCAACGTTTGCAATTGGTCTTATGTTAATTCCGGGAAGTCTTGATTCTACGCAAATTAATGCTAAGTCAACTGTTTTATCAGCAATTATTATTTCTGCGGGGTAATACACTCGTTGTTTTATACCAATATCGAATGCAACCCATATTCTATTGTCTGCGACTATTTTTTTACCGTGTTTATTTTTCACTGGTTTTTCTTCTTTAATAACAACGTGGTTACATGTTAAAATATATGATGAACGCATTCCCTTGGCGACTAATGTTCCAGATCCATTTCCTTCTGTATTAAAAACAATAACCGAAGAATTTAATAATTTATCTCTGAGTATATATTCTTTATTTTGTTTTACAATTTCTAAGTTTTTGTTCACAAAAATAACAAGCAACAATATTCCTAAAACTTTTAACATACTTAATACAATTTTTTTCATTTACCCTCTCCTATGTTATTTGATAATATTAACTTAATTTACCAAAAATGAATCCTCCGATAATAAGACATAGTGTAGATAACACATACAATAAAATATTTATCATATTCATAGGAACATCGTTTCTGCCCAGAAGCCAACCGCTTAACCCAGACCCGCCAAACATACAAACTAATGCAATGATTTGGTTATACTCTACCATTCAGGGCTCCTTTCAAAATGTCTTTAACATCTGCATTAACTTTATTCTTATCCAAATATTTTAAAAATGATTCTTTTGTTTTTTCCGGTTTTACGTCGGATTTAACTTCAACTTTATTGGTTTCAAATTTATTTTCTCTTATATATTTAAAAAACTTTTGCTCGTATCGTTTTTCTTCATTTATATAATTCTTAAAATCGTCAAAGTTTAATATTCTAATTTTTACTTTTGTTTTTGAATCCAAACCATCCAATATTGATAATGTTTCTTTCAAATTTCCATTTATATCAAACTGCTTCATCGTATATGGTGTTTCTAATTCTATAAAATTCAAAGTTTCTTTTTGGTCTCCAAAATCTTTTATAATTGCGACTACTTTTTTATCATCTTTTTCATCAAAATTAACAAATCTACTGCTTCCTAATTGATAAATTTCGCCAAATCTTTCGAAACTATGAACGTGTCCTAAAAAAACTTTACGATATTGTTTTAAATCTTCTGTTGATACTTTACTTCCAAATCCTTTTCTTGATTCTTTTACCGCAAAATGGCCGAAAAACATATTGTCATCAATATATGATTTTGCTGTTTTTACCTTACCATATAAAATGGAATAATGATTTAATATTGATTCTTTTTTTGTTTCCGATTCGTGAGAATCCGCAACTATAATAATCAGCTCTCGGTCTAAATCTTTTATAAATTGAGAAAACAAATCCTGACATTCAGGTTCTGGATATAATCTGTCAAAATTATCTCCGAGAGAAATAACCCGATTTATATTATTTGTAATACATAAAGTCTTTATTTCTTCAAGAATTATTTTACATTCCTCAAGAGATTTTTTGTCTATATGTATATCGCTGAATATTAATATATTTATCATATTTTTAAATTTCAAAATCAAATTCAAAATTACAGACAACAATACATATATGTATATATCCGGTTGCTATACGGTCTGTTATTCCGAATTGAAATCCTGTAAAAATCCAATTCTTAATATTACTTATTTTTCCGTATCCGGGCTTCCATGTATTTGCAATTCTTATTTTCACAATGATTCTCCTTTTTCTCCGCACTTTGAACACGTAAAATCATGATTACATTTTGTTATTTTAGCACCAAAGCATATAGCTCGTATGTGTTCAAATGCGCGCAATTTGTGTAAGTGCCATTTATAATTATTTTGTGATAATATGTCTTGATTCCTATTACAGATCGGACAATACTCATTCACTTTAATAAAATTTTCTTCGCACAAAGAATCTAAGATTTTTTCAAACTCAACTTCACTGATTTTCATTTCAAACATCTCCGTTTTCAATAATTTTTTTGTCTTCGTAAATATTTATTTCTTTATCGTATTCATTTAAAACATCCAACAAAACTTGGTGTCCAACATTCAGTCTGCGCTCAACTTCTTTCGCACATCTAACCAAAGCCCCAGTCATATCATTATATTTTTGATAATTTGGCTGGTCTCCTAAAAAATTTTTAACCATTGCTTTTATTTTAATTTCTGCATCAAATACGGTGGTAAAACCGTGTTTCATATGAGAAAAGATTTGGTAATTTAGTTCTCCGGCGGTTAACGCAGTAGCTCTTTGTTGTAATTGTATTCGCCGTCCATCGGTTGAGCTAATATACGGCATTTAAATTCCCTCCAATTCATCTTCAAAAAAGTAAACTTCCGTTGGTTTGCTTTCCCAAAAATATCTGACTTTGTATTGAATACCGTCATCTCCAATCCAAATCGAAAGTATTCTTCCTGATATGTCTTTATGAACTTCTACTGGTAACTTAACTCTTTGTTTTAACTGAAATTTCATGACTTCTCCTTATGTGTTAAAACCGTATTCTAAAATATAATAATCCTCTATTATCGCCTTTAAATCCTTTACCGATTGAAAAACCAATAGATGTATTTTCTAATTTAGTCTTTTCATCTATGCAAAATTTATCAAATTTTATGCAATCATTGCATCCTTTGTTTCTATTTAAACAATCAAATTTTAAACATATTGGAATATTATAATTTGATCTTGTTTTATAACTCATTTGTATGCCTTTTTTAACAAATCTATCATATGCGTGTCTAATTGCGGAAACGTATCAAACTTTCCAAAAGCAAACCGCATTATGCCTTCAATCATCATTTTTCTGTAATAATAATATTGTTTTTTTTCGTGCGTTTTTGCTTTTGTTTCTAAATCCCAGTTATGATTTCCTAATTTTAACAAATGTTTATATAGTTGTTCTTCCGAAACTATTAATTTCATACAATATCCTTTTCGCAATACTCAAAACCCCGGCCGGTTCCATATGATAATAATAATATACATCCGCCTGCTGTTAAATTATACAACGCCGTTTCTTGATTTTTGCATCCTCTATGTTCTTCAAATGCGTTATTGATTGAATCCGGAGATTCCTGTGTCTCTTTAACAACAAAAAACGCCATTCTAATAGACTTTATCAATCTAAAAAAATGACGCTTAATAATATTTATTATATTCATTTTTATCTCCATCTTTAACATTAATAATAATTGTGCGGAATAATTGTCGTTCTTTTTCGGGTATTCACGCTTGCACCGGTGTGCCGGTTCCGAAATCAGTTAGGTGCGACCTAACCTTCCGGGATAAGGCGGAAGATCAGATGCCTACCACTATAAATATATCATTCTATTGCCTGATATGCACCATTTATTTTTATTTCTCTGGAGTTTGCGGCAGCAATGCCCTTTAAAACTACCCCTATTTAGCCTTTAGAGGCTCATTTAAGGCTATATTACTGTAAAACAGGGTAAATACCCGTTTAAATGCTAAAATGCTTTAAAAAGACTATTTTAATACATTTCCCAAATATAACAGCAATCCGCTTGTTATTAACCCCGTCCAATAAGATAGCGGAATTCCAAGTAGCCATCTTTTATGCCAAGAAATTTTTCCGGCTTTAAAGTTTTTTATTCTATAACACGGGTTTAACAAAAACCAAAAAAAATCTTCTATTATAAAATAAAAACTTAGCGCAGAAAGAACAAATAATTCTGTTGATATATTCCATTTAACAAAAATAAAACACGAATGGAAAAATAATCCGCTTAATAACAGCATAAAAACATGGTACATTGTAATTTCTTTCCCTATTAAAACCATTATCAATACATTATTAATCCTTCTGGTTGGTAATCCCCTCGCCCATCCATGTTTGGTTCTTCCTTCTATCTCCAATTCTTCAAGAGATTCGAGCAGGGCGGCTAAGATAATAGAAATTATTATTTTGAATATTATCATATTATATTTTTTTGTTTTAAATATTCTGTGTCCAAAACGACTATTGTTAAACTTTTATAAAGTTTTGAAAATTTATCAAACTTTTCTTTGGCATCTTCGTGCCATCTACCTTTTATTTCAATCCACTCATCAGATTCTGGTAAATAAAAATCTGGTGTATATGTCGTATTACCCAAATCAAACGCTTTGGGTTCATATTGCCATGGGATTCTATTCTTATCTAACCATATTGCGTATTTTATTTCATAAGAACTTTTCATCCATATATCTTTATATCTACCGCCTTTGCCGTGTTTTCTGGTTTTCCCCCACATGGGATTGTTTCTTCCCTTTTGTCGAATTGATGTTTGTTTTCCCGCACATTCTACGCAACGAATTGCGTTTTCACTAATTTTACAATTGCAATTAATACATTTATTATTGTATGTTTTTCCATGTTTATAATTGGGATTGTTTAAACCCGATAATGTTTTTTTATAACATTCTTTACATTGTTGTTTTCCGGAAAAAAAGTTGCCGATACTTATTTTATTTTTTCTGCATTTTATACAATAGTGATCTTTATGGCTTCTTCCATCTATATATCGAGGATTATTTTTTCCTTTTAAAATGCGGGTTTTATTTATTTCCAATAATAGACAACCACATGATTTTATTTTGCCGGATTTTATATCTGTAGCTTTTACTAATGTTAATTTTCCGCAATCGCACTCACACATCCATAACACATCCCAGGTTTTTGACCTACTAATTACTGGGTATAATACAAATAATTTATTGAATTGTCTTCCCATTAGTCTTAAACAATTCTTGGTTAATATTATATTTTCGGAAATATTTATCATCTTCTATCCCAAATTAGTATTAAATCAAAATCGTTGTTAAAGCCAATTATTTTATCCGGGTTTGCTAACTCTTTCCATCCTTTTTTATTTAATAGCATTTCATCGCCAAAACTCGGAGTCTGGTATTTTTCCGAAGGAACATAATGAACTAAAAATTTACACACTTTTAACTGATTTTTAATGATTTGATGTAATGGATTGGGGTTAAAATGCTCCAAAACACCATGAGAATATATTACATCATATTTTCCCTTCAATTGATTTCTAATATCAAAAATTTCGTTTATAACTTTTTTGTTTTTTAAATTAATGCTTGATAACTCCAACATATTTCTGTTGTTATCTATCACCTTGAAATTTATATCATTTTTATATAAATATTTTGTAACTAAAGATGTTCCACACCCAATTTCCAAAACATTATAATTTGGTTTTATGTGTAATTTTAAATAGTTTAAAAAAACAGAATATTTTTTATTAAAATACTCCTCGTATGAGTTATTTACTCTATGCTTATAAAAATCAAACCATTTATTTTTGAGCATATAAACAATCCCTTTCATTTTTGTCTTCCCGAACTCTACAAAAACGAGGATGCCTGTATCTATGATTAACTTCGGGTTCTTGTGCTTTAAATTCAATTATGATTTTTTCTCTGTTATCTATTCTTAATTTAAATTCCGTCCGCATTTCATCGGTCATTCCGCCAACATCGGCGACCGGAGTTAAAATTCCGTTTAAATATTGAGCAACTATTAAACTTCCAACCGTTCCTTCGTATTTTCCCAATCCCTGATTATATCCTATAACAATTCCATCGTATGTATTTACTAATTTTACTTTATACCAAGAATTTACTGGTTTTTTTCCTTCTGTGTATATTGAACTTAAATTTTTTAATATTATACCTTCATTTCCTTTTTCAATTTCTTCAGAAAACATTTTCCGTTTATTTTGTTCAGAACTTATCTGCGGAACCAATTTAATATATTCAAACTCATATTTTGAAAATATTCCTTTCAATAATTCTCTTCTTTTAATTAACGGAATCTGTCTAATATTTTCTCCATCAAATTCTAAAATATCAAAGACTTTATAATATAATTTTTGTTGTTCGTATTGGGTTTTAATTGCTCTTTCTGGTAAAGAACCCATTGCTCCTTGAACATAATGAAAATTTCTTCCTTCTTCAATATCAATTTCCCCGTCCAATATTGTTTTGTTTGGTATATCTAAGGTTTCGTTGATTATATGAGGAACATTGGCGGATTTTTCGCACATTCCGCCATTAACGGATTCTCTTCTTGATGTTAAAAATATTCCTTCAAGTGATTTGTTCAAAAGGTATCTGCTTCCATCATATTTGGGTTCGGATACATAGTTGGAATCTTTGTATAATGATTCTAATTTATCTATTCCTTTTTGACCTTTTGGTAATCCTAAGGCACCCATTGGCTTTATATCTTGCATTTAATCTCCTAAAATATTGTATAAATTATTTTACTAATAACGTGTAACGTTTGATCAACCTGTAAGTCTATTTTTTCTTCGCATTTTAAAAAGTCAATGATAAAATGTATTCCGATTTCTAAGAATCCTAAATAAATATTCCCAATAAACAAATATACAAACCCTCCGTTTATAATACTATGCGCTAATAGCATTATATACCAATATTTATTGAATTTTCTTCTTTTACCTCTCGCCATAAAATCGTTTTGAAAAACATAATCAGAAAGACAATGCGCAAATAATAGTAAGAATAATTTTTCAAAAAATATCATGATTTAACTCGGCTATAATATCAAACCCGGATTTGGTTTGTATGATTTCTTTAATAGTTCCAACGGGTATACCATTATGTCGCACTTTATTGTTTTTTTCTGTTAATTCAAAACCGTCAACGCCAATTGGAATTACGTTACAGAATCTAACTATCTTTTTTCTATTTTCCGTTTTTTTACAATTCCTGCGCCGTTTCGTCATTTTGTCTCCCTAAAATTTTTTAACAACGAATTTATTAACATCAACCCGCCGATTAATTGTTGATCGTCTGGAATTTTTCTGGGTATTTCAACGCATATAGAATATATTACACCTCTTGAAAACATTGAATCATCCATACTGCCGTCTCGTTCTGGAGCAATAATAATTCCGTCTTTGCATTTTTCTTTATAAACGGTTTCATTTTCCAATATTGGTATCTTGTTTTTTCTTAATTCATCTAAACAAACTCCGCCTAAACTTGGTTTATTTGGACGTTTTCTTTCATATAAATAAAATCCATTTTTATTATCACTGTGAATATCAATAAATATATCTATTTTTCTTGGTATATTATTACCGATTAAAATAGCCTCTTCTGTTAATCTGGCCGGTATTTTTTGAATGAACCCAGTATTACCGTATTTGTTATTTCCGTTTTTTCTACAATTATAAGAATATCCAAACGGATTTATTATTGGAAATATATGAAAATTATATGATGATAAATATTCTGTATTAAATTCTTGCAAAAACCTAATTAAAATATCAATCGTCTGTGCTTCTTCTCCATGAGCTCCACTATTAATAACGCAATTATATTTTGCTTGCTTTGTGTGGTTTGATAACATTAAAAATGGATAGCATCTGTCGTAATGTATATTTCCTATGATTTCAGTATCAAATGGATTTTTAATATTTATAATTTCATTCAATAGTTTTAAATAATTCCGAGTTAATTTTCTCATTTTATAATCCTTAATGACAGGGCGATGAAATTTCCAACACTACTGGCAAGGGCATATGATAATAATAATATTAAGGAATTTTTAGAATCTTTCATTGCATAATTAATAATCAATAAATATAAAGTCATATACACAAGCATTAAAAAACTTGATTGCCACATTAAATATCGGTTAACAGCCAACAAATATAGCGTATATAGTAATTGCTCTCCCAACCCCAGGAAAAAAACCAATGCTATTTTATTTATCTCGTTTTTATTATTCATATAATTCTCGGTTGAAGAATATAGCGTAAATTATGTTTAACGCTTCTGGATAAGTTGCGTCTTTGCTTTCTACCCAATACCCCAAAGCGGCAATAGGTAAAATGAACATTGCTGGGATAAAGAATACTACGGTTATAAGTATTCTTACTGCTTTTTTCATAATTGCCTTTCCCTTGGTATTGCCGAGAAGGTTATTCTATGTGCCACTTCTTCCGATACAGTCGAGCCTCTTTCTTACGATTTCTTTTTGCTTCTGCCCTTGCTAAATAATATTTTTTACACTCCTCTGTTTGAGGAGGATTGCGGGTGTTTATGTGAATCGCAGATTTATTATCCATTTGCTTTCCTTTCTCAAATCATTCTATCTGACTTTCTCCGTTTTTTCTAACTACATTAATATAATTTACGGTTTCTATTCTATCAATATTTTGATAAATAAAGGTAACTTGTATATTCAATCCATTACAAACGGTTATAAATTTAGATAGATTTACTTTATCCATTGCAGAAAATCCTTCATCGGCAAGAAATATTCCATCATTTTGCCCCTTGTGAAGTAAAATGGCCAACTTAAATATGGCATTTAAAAATGTTTTTTGCCCAGAACTTAATTGCCCATATTTTAGCGTTTTTTCGTTATCATAAACTTCAATAAAATCTTTGGTTGATAAAAACTTTATACGTAAATTCATTGTTCTTAATAAATCATTTATTATTATTTCTAACTGTTGCAACCATTCTTCGATGTAAAAACCCGCGAACGAATCTATTGTTCGTATTGCTTCTTGGCAAATTTCAATATCTTGTTGAGTATATTTGTAATTTTCAAATTTAAATGCTTCTGTTAATTTTAATATGTATTCTTTTAATTTTAATTGTCTTGGTTCTAAAACCGTTAAGGTATTTTCAAAAACTGACGTATAATCGGTTTCTGCTTCTATCCGTTCTTCAAGCCGAGTCATGTCGTTTTTTAATCCCGCGTTATCTTTGGTTAATATTTTTATTTTATTATTGTGTCCTTCAATTTGCTCAATGGCTTCTTTTATCAAAGTTTCTCTGCTCTCCGATTCGGCTTTCTGTTTGGCAATTGCTTTTTCTTGATTATTTATAGCCTCGGTTTGTTTGTCTTTCAAATTCTGTAATTGTTTCATACCTGAACGCAATTCTGATATTATCTTTTCAACTGATTTCTGTTCTGTTTTTTTACATAATTCTGATTCTATAAGATTATTTAACCCCAAATTAACAGATTGTATTTTAGTATCAATTTCAGCAATTGTTTTTTCATATCTTGATATTATTTCTTGTTTTTCTTTTTTAAAACTGTTTTTATTTTCTTCAGTTACTTGCGCCCCACATCTATCACATTTGCTATTTGATTTAACCACGTCTAAATTTTTTATTTCTGTGTTTAATTTTGTTATATCTCCAATGTATTTAGCAATCATTACTTCCGATTCTTTTACTTCTAATTTTACGTTATTAATGTTATCTTGTATTTCTTCTAATTCGGTTTTTATTTCTTCCAACTCTTTTTCTTTTACGTCTAATTGCTGCTCAGCCGCTTTTGCTTTTGTTTCATAGTCTATTTTAATGATCGTTTCAACCGGCGCACAATCTGCCGATTTCTGAAATTGACAAAATTTAAAATCTAAGTCTTTTATACTATTCTGGATTTCTTTGATTTGATTTTTGTTGGATTCTATTTTTTGTAAAACTCCGCTTTTCTTTATTCTCATATCTGAAATTAAAACATCTTGCTTTTTTGTTTCTTCTTTGGCTTCTTTAATACTTAATTCAAATTTTTCTTGATTTGATTTTAAAACTTCTAATCTCTTTTTAGATAAATAAAATTTATACGGTCTTTTATCTTTTCCAAACTTTTCTCGTTCTGATTTAATATCTAAAACTTTATCTCTCCAAACAGCGCACTCTTCATCAATAAATGACATCATTGTTTTTCTTAATGCGGTTCCTCCCAAACTCAAAAGATTTATTCCTTGTTCTGAATCAATGGTTCTAAACATTCTAAAATCTTCGCATGTTCCGAAATGTTCATTTATATATCGTTCTTTCAACGCTATTGTGTTGCCGTCAAAATCATCGCCGTCAATTGTGATAGTTAATGCACTTGGTATTGTTCTTATGATTACAATTTCTTTGCCGTTATCCTCCCAAACGGACTTAACACTCGCTTTCTTCTCGCCAATGCGAAGTAAATCTACGATATTAATACCGTCTACTTTTCCATATAAACAAAACAAAATTCCTGATATTCCAGCTGTTGTTTTTCCAGAACCATTGGCGGATTCATCGGGAGAATCTAAGTTAACGCCAGTAATAGCATTAATCTTTTCAAAATTAATACTTGCTTCTGAAAATAACTGAAAATTAATATATTCAATAGATTTTAAAATCATTTTAATCCTCTTGTTAACGCCATCATCTCTAAATGAACACAAATCCCTTCCGTTGCGGTATCTTCATACACCGAGTGTCCTTTTTCTGTTATTAATCTTGTTCTATATTTATTTGTGGTTTCTATATAAAAAACAACCACTTCTTTTAACTTCAATTCTTTGGCATATTTAGTTAAATCCTTGTCTACCCAAAACAGTGTTCCTGTTTCGTTTTCGTATTCTGGTTTTGTTTTAATAAATGGTAGCATTTTATTTTCCAGAAAAATAACTATTATTTTTAATACATCGGTTTTTTGATTTGTAATACCATTGCTTATAACTCCATTCGGGATACGTTAAAACTATTGCTACTAATACTGCGGAAATTAAAATTATTGCCATTTTATTCCTCCTTAAGTTCAAAATCATTGCCGCATTTTAAACATTTTGCCTGAAGCTCTACGGCACACCTTACCGTTGTGCAACTACATCTATACTTCTTCATTTTTGTTTTTGCGGGAATATGTAAATCTTCTGTTCTGAATATTTTAAATATATCATAGTTTACTTTTATGTCTTTTAAAATATTTAATAATTTTTCATCTATACTTGTTATACCCCATCCAAACCTAAGAGATTTATCGCATTTTAAACCAAATTGTTCCGCTCTATTTCTAAACTCTTTGTTATGATATTGAGTTGAACTACAATCCTCTATTTTATCACAATGATTGGCGTGATGAACCATCTCGTGAACTAATGTTTCTACTGGATTTTTATTTAAAACTTCGGCGCAAATATTTATTTCTGTTATTTTTTCTTTATTGTTTTCCCATCGTTCGCTGCTGTGCCACCCCAAGCAATTTCCTCGGCCTTTTGTTTGTATTGTTATTATTGGATTTGGACATTTTAAATTATAAACTTTAAAAAGTTCGTTATATATCCTTTCTAATTCTATAAGTATCGGAGATAAACTAATATTATTCATTTTATCTCCTTTCAAAACAATTAAAATAATCCATATCATCTAATGTGTTTGAAACAATAAACATTTTATTAAATTCATCAATCGAAACTTCAAAAAAGTAATCGAAAAAATTACTCATAATTTATACTCCTTTTTTGGTAATAATTTCATCAGTTTTTTTACAATTCTTATACAAGTTTTACACGTTATTATTTTATTTGTGTTATATATAGAACTGTAATTACCGCACACAGGAAAAACATGATTATCAGAACAGAAGCAATGTGTTTTTGGTTTATTATTCATAATATTATCCTTTCATATTTGTTTTCAGAAACAGTATAATATATTTCTTTAACACCTCTTGCTTTTAAATGATTCATACAACCATTACACGGCTTTGAATTTAATATTATATTACCATTTTTGTTTGTTCTTGCAACATAAACAACACTTCCGATATCTAACTTTCGACTTAGTCTGGTTTCTGCGTGGCATTTAACGTTGCGTTCTTGGTTTGGAATATTAGACGCTTTAACAATTTTACCATCGCTTCTAATGCCAACCGCACCAAGATAATAATGTCTATTATCTTTTGATTTTAATGCTGATTTAACTGCTAATATAAAATATTTATTCATATTTTATTTCTAAATAAGTCTATTCTTTTCTCAACAAATTCTATATCAAATATCCCGCCGTCTTTGTTTACTGGGTGATAATAAAATCCATTGTTTCTAAATTCATCGGTTTTTCTATAACCACGATAATTTTTAATCAAAATTACTCGATGATCTATTTTTTTGTGTCTATCATTTCTTTTCCTTTCTCGCGGCTTTCAGCACTTTCACAACTTCCAAATAGCCGTTACGGGCCGCCTGATTTAGCGCATCTTCCGTCGCTTTGGCACCTGCCTCTAAAAGCACTTTCACAACTTCCAAATGGCCCCAACGGGCCGCCCATCTTAACGCATAATCCGTCGCTTTGGCTCCGGCGCTTAACAATATTTTTACTATTTCCAAATGGCCATTATCAGCCGCTATATTTAACGCATCTTCCGTCGCTTTGGCACC